AACGTAATAAACGGAACCTGCCTTATTGATCAGAATCGGAGGAAGCTTCGGATTTGTCATTGATAGATCTCCATATATAATGATCTAGTTTGGCACAAAAAACCCTCGATTTCAACATTAACCTTATGTTTTATTGAGGATTTTTAAAATAATGAAGATCTAGAAACGCAAAACTTCAGTTACTTGCGACAGCAGCACTTCTTCTCGTCAAAATATTTCCGCTCTGCCACCTCGCCTTGCTTGCCGATATTAAATGAATCGACTGGGCGGTGGTAGCCCATCACGCGGGTCCAGACCTCACACTTCGTTCTCTCGCTGTTTGTGATACCGAGTTTTTCAAGTTCAGTCATTTTCCTTTCTCCTTACCTGAGTTGGATTGCACATCTTTCAATGATTCGTCTATCGCTGACTGCGCGTTCTGCACATTCTGCAAGAGTTTTTGAAGAGAGCTCAAGTGCGCGTCTAAATCGACTACACTCTCCAAGCTCCCTCTGTAACTTTCGCTGTATCGCGGCGTCTCGCTCGCGCACCCGCATAGCAGAATCATTGAGAGTAGTAATACTTTTTTCAAGGTTGGCAATTTCTTTATCCTTCCTTTGCAGTGTTTCGATCTGGTGCGCAAGTAGCCGTTCTCGCTCCTGCGTCCACCTTAGCTCCGTTTCTTGCTGGCCGAAGTGATAGCCCAAGACACTCGAAAACATGACGGCGGCAATAATCAAAATTACTCGGATCATTTTCTGAAAAAGAGTTCTAGTTCTGCATAACGGCGGCGACGCAAACCTTTCTCATAGGCCGTCCCAGGATTGCAATACTTCGGCCACCATTCTCTAATGCCGTCCTCGTTCTCTGCGTTCACCATTTTGAATAATGTGTACCGCCTGCATTTCGTAATGCCGAAGTTGAACACAAAGCTCATTAAAGCAATAAACTGATTCTCGGTCACTGGAACTTTGACAATGGCTGCTAACTCCTCCTGCGTTTGAACCAGGTCTTTAGTTAGAAGGTCGTATGCTTCAGCCCGCGTAATGTGTTCATCAGGGTGGACACCTTTCGTGTGCCCGAACCCAATTGTCCACACCCCAGCAGGGCATTTGTAGGATTCAAGGGCCGGTCCGCCTTTGGGACCTTGCTCGAATTCCGATATGAATTGAGTTGCTAATTCAGGTGGATACAACAATATGTCTTGCTTTCTCATTTGGGATTTTCTCCTTTAAGATTAGGCTCGTTGACACCCAACTTCTCTTTGACTTTCTTGTCCTGCTGTTGCTGTACTGAATCCAGGAGGATCCTGACCCTGGAAGGGATGACAGATCCCAGGCCCGCCTTCTCGACGTTCTCCAAGATGGATATGAGTTCATTAACTGATAAAGCACCGACCGCCCAGGCGCCTATGAACGGCATGGAAAGGATTTGGTCAATGCCGTGAAAGCCGATGGCCGTGAACAGAATCACAAACTTGCGCAGGATCCCTTTTATTCCGACACGTGACGATAGCGTGTGCGTGACTTTTGCCGCATAAAGGCCTGTCAGATAATCCGCGACCACGAAAGCGAATAGCCAATTAAAGAGAAAGAGGTGCTCGCCCATCACGCTGGCAACTAGGCCGCTTAGAAGACTGCCGATACCGACAACCAAGTTGCGTATCGAATTGGCGTCCAGGTCGCGCACAATATTGAAAAGGTCCTGCAACATATCCGTCCTAGAGGTTTACGTTCTGCATTTTGGCTAACTCGATAGGCCTCAATGCAACGGCTCCTCGCATTGTCAACTATCGTGTCGGCTTCAAGTATCAGGACAATGTTATGAGCGCTCCAGAGTTCAATGCGCACACCTAGCAAAAAGCCCCTCGGTTGAGGGGCGGAGTGGTTAGCCACCAATGGAAGGAATAAAGAAAACTGATTTCAGCATAATGCTCCTCCTTGTCTGAGGTTAAGGTTCACACACGCATGGTATGAACGAACATGACGCTTTGGAAGTATCGGTGCTTTCGGATAAACCGAGGACAACAACGTCCCCTTTCTTGACAGAGAGTGTCGCCGCTTTCCACGATCCTGCTGCATTAGTAAGGTAGCAGGTTCTGCTTGTTTGGTTCTCAAGCCTAAACCAAGTGTTTTCAGAAGCTGACACTCGGAGTAAGACATACCCTGAGTAAGGAGCGGTGTAATACTGCTCGGAAGGATTAGTGATTGTAATCTTTGTTTCTGCAGAGCTTTTTCCTCTGACTTGATAAGCAATGTCGGGATATTTACCTTGAAGAAACTTCTCTGCGAAAAGTTGAACGAGGGCTTTAAGCATGACAGAGCCCTCCGAACAAGGTTATTATGCCCCCACCGTTTACAGCCCGTTTAGGAACGAGCTGATTTACAAGCAACTGAATCAACTGTTTAAGCATTGAATCCTCCTCTCATGTTTTGTCTTGCATTGACTTTCTGCTGTAGCTCGTAAGCCAAAGCCGCTGGAAACTCAGGCCACGCTACAAACGGGAACCCCTGCTCCTCAGGCAAGTTTCTCAGTGCTTGGCGATAGGCCTCTAAGGACGTTCTGTCTGCGTCATCCAGTGCTGATCTCTTGGCTCCTGCGCTCCGAGCAACCGTAATATCAGGCAGTTTCACATAGTCGTCGGTGTCGCTGATACGAGCGTTTCTTTCCGCTTTGATCTCGTTGCTATAGCGCTGTGTGCAGAATGCGTCGGAGTTTTCAGGCAACTCGGATTCTGTGTAGAACTGACCGTCGGCGGATTGATACAGTCCGGTCGGTGATTCCTCGCCGAGCCAGAACTTCATGCCATTAAAAACTTCTTTCAGCGTGTAGTGCTCAGCGGCGTATGCGTCATCCTCTTCATTATTGAATACGTGGACAACGGGAGAATTACTTCTTGCGACAATGCGGCCTTTGTGGTCGCGAATGCAATACTTCTCAATGGGTCGAGCCATTGCCTCGGCCAAGTACTTCTGTTTGATTTCACTTAGTGTGGTCATTCAGTTCTCCTTATGATTCGTTCGTCTCTTGAGCTTCCAAGGCGGCAATCTCTTCTGGTGTGGCTCCGGCGGCTAGGCATAGTTCTTTAAGCACCTGAATGACTTTGAGGTTCTTATGGACCTGCTCTGCCTCCGACGCGGTTAAAGTTTGCTCACTGGTTTGGAGCACCGTGGTCGGCATGATGTCCGGACGAAGTTTCGGTCCTACGCCGCTATTGGCAAACAACTTCTGTAGCAATATTGGTAAGGCCATTGCTATCTCCTATAAATCACAATCTGCCTGTCAGCAGGCACACTGTCGTTAAAAACAATCTGTGTTTGAGAAATTTCCTGATAGTCAATCGTCGGCGTTATCAGCAGGCCGTCAATGAAGACTTGGAGCTTGTTGCCGCCAACCGTGTGCTCGGGCACGTCATAAGCTCCGCCTGAAGCAATCGCTGTAGGTCGGCTTTGACTGACTGCCACCTGCACGGGGTCTTGGCCGTTGGTAACAATCGCGGCGATATGCTCGTTCTTTCCGATAGAAGAGGAGAACGTGATCTTGCCGCTGGCCGTCTCGGTGTAGTCCGTGCCTTCAACGCATAAAAGACCGTTCAGGAAAACTTGAAGTTCATGGCTTCCAACCGTGTAAGGCGGCGTGTCGAAAGAAGTAATCGACGCGCTCCGAGACGTGCTGACAACCACCTGCACGGTGGACGCCGCTCCTCCCGGGGACGAGACTCCCGGGAACGGGACAGCCGTGCCGTTGTCGTTAATGAAAGCCGAATACGTAGTCATAGCTATTGCTTCAAAATGATTAAGCCGCCGTCACGTAAATTCGCAGGCACGTCGTCGAGGTTGCTGACAATACAGCTATCGACATAAGCCTCGCTGATCGTCACTTTCTTGTCCGCCGTAGCCGCGGCGAGACTGATTCCCGTACCCGCCTCCAATTTCAGCGTGTCAGTTTTCCCCGTGGCCGTGATCGTCGTGGAACCGACTACCACTTTGGATATGGCGTTCTGGTTGACCTCGGCACCGGCTGTAATTCCTGCCAATTTCGTGCGCTCAGCAGCAGTCATTAACTTCTTGGTATTACCTTCAGTGATACTGTCTGCCGTATCGGTAGCTTTAATAAAAGCACCTGCGGCCGCCACGTTGTCCCTGTCGGTTTTATCTGCACCTGCTTCAATACCTCCGAGTTTCGTGAACTGCGCGGCAGTCATCAGACCATCGGCGGCAGAGGTCGCGGGTGCGTAAGTCGTGTCGGTGAACTCAGCGTCCGCAGGCACACTCTTACCAATCGTGTAGCCGCTGTCTTTGATGATCTTGCCGCTAGTTCCGTCGAACGCGGCGACATGGTTTGCGACTGAGTTCGCGGGGCCTGTTACTGCGCCCACGATATTGACCTGCAACACGGCCCAATCGCTGTTAGAGGCGCTCCCCGACGCATAGTTTTTAACGCAGACAACGAAGTCGCCTGCTTCGCAGACCTTACCTGCGTAAGTGCCAGCGTCCTGCACAATGTACTGCCAGCCTGCTTTATAACTGACAGTGGGCAAGCCGCTTGTGGTAGTCAGCGCGCCTTTGAAAACGACACCGCCATTGATTAAAGCGGCCACATCTGTCCGGAGCTTTTCAATCTCGGCTTCAACGTTAGAGCCCACGCCCGCCGCGTCATTGATAATGACCTGAGCCGCAACGGTCTCAGGATTGAGCTGGGTTTGCGTTTCCCCGTTTTTGCCATATAACTTTGTATTAAGAGCCATTATTCGATTCCTTATAGACAACTCGAGCGGACAGGTCTGCGAGCGAATCTTCTAGGGCGCTTAGGCGTGCCTCAGTGGTAGAAGGCTCTCCGTGGTCATAGGGCACGGTCCAAGCGTTGAGCGCGTCGCCCACCTCGAGGTTGAAGTTGACTTTGATCTGTGTGCTCTCGGCGCCCGTGACACCTGTCTCATTCCAGTCAATAACAGGGATTAAGAGAATGCCGTTCCAAGAGAGTCGGAGGTGCTTCTTGCCCGCGACGTATTTCATGCTGTTCGGCAGAGTGATTGCAGTGCCCGCGGTGATTGCGGCCGTGAGCGTCCAGGTCTCGGCGTTACAAGCGACACCCGCCTCAGGCGTGACCTCACCTGTCTCTTCGTCAATCGTGCCGCCGATAGGAATCACCCAAACTTCGAGGCGGTCATTGGCCTTGGCAGGGAATAAAAGTTTGACCTGGGTCGAGAGATGGCTTGCCGTTCCGACCTCTTCGTATTGCTGTTCCGGATACAGGATCGTGCCGTTCAGCGATAACCTGAGGTGGTTCATGCCGACCACATACTGAATGCCGCTCGGGAGCGTGATCGTCGATCCGGAAGAGGTATCAACGTTGAACGTTTTGACGGCCTCAGAGCAAAGAAGCCTATTCAACGTTAGGGCCGAGTTTGCCGCCGAGTTAATACGGTCGAGTTGTTCGGCCAGGAGCGCATTAGTCGAGTCGAGAATCGCGGCGATCTGCCCCTGGGCGAACTGTGCGATCTCTTCAATTTGGTCATCCGCTTCGCTTTCCAGAGCCGCCTTGAGTGTCGGGACGAGCGCGTTTAATTCGTCCTTGAGCTGGATAACCTGCTGGTATGTTTCGCCTGCGAGTTGGGCGTACTCGTTAGCCGTCGCGGCAATTTCCAGGATCTCCCGGAGAACTTGTTCCGGAGTTTTTCCATTAGTGATCGGGACCGTGAGACAGCGGCGCATCTGTTCGGCTAGCTGCTGAATCCGAATAACGCGGCGGTCTTCTTCTTTATTGATGAGGTCGGGTTGAAATTCCCGTACATCGTCAGATTAAGATTCTGGGTATACGGGACCCCGCTGCAGATTGCGAGCTTGTGCCCGGTAGCGAGTGCAGTCTTTAAAGTCACGCGCCCGCCCGGTGTCGTATTCTGGTCGGAGTTGAGCGTGCAGGTGTAGGCGTCTTTACTCAGCGTGGTTTCGTTTTCGTCTGCGTCGGCCACAATAACGACAACGTCATCGGCGCTCAGCATGTAGAAGTCAAAATCAAACTGCGTCTGCCCCGTGCCGGTAAACGGACCCGCTTTGCGATTACTTTCAGGAACCATATATCTATCCTCGATTTGAAGAAAAATATAAAAGTCCCCAAAAGTTCAATGCGCACTATTTCATAATCTCCCAGCGGTCCTTGGATTTGGCTACACGCGGGAGTCGTCCAGGCATTGCGCTCGTCGGCTGCCACCAGTATCCCGTCCCCCGCATCCTCATGGATTTGCGCTCCATACGTCTGTGATACCCGGGATTCATCATCTCCTGCAGTTGGTTAAATACCGCGTGATTAAGAAGCTGTTTGGTGTACCAGAGATTAACCATCGGGGTGTTGCTCTTGGCAAAGCGCAGGACGTTGGCGCCGATATCTCGATCGTCCTTATATTTGTCATAGATTGTGTAAGCGTCCAGCATGGAGGAGAAAACCGGGCCGAAGGCGTTGTAGATATTCGGGTGGCCGTACTTGTAATCGCCCAAAGCTGAGACAAGAATGTCCCCGGCAAAACCGGCGCCGCCGCCTGAGGTAAATGCCCTGCCAATATTCTCCCAGGTAAAGGGGTCCTGGATGTCCTGGCCGTTGAGAACGTCTTTGAACATGTTGGAAACAAAGGAAAGCATGGTAGTCGCGCCCATCACTGCTACGTAATAGCCGACCCAAGAAGCGCGTGGCAACATTGAGCCGTTGCGTTTCTTGTACTGATAAAGATCACCCGCTCTCTGAAAATGACGAGTCAACATCGCAGTGGGAAAAGATTTAAATAGGAAAAAACATTGCCACGCTTCACCCGCGATTGTGCCCCGTGGAGCGCCCCAGTTGGAGATTGCTCGGGTGTAGAGGTCTGGCTGAAGGGAAGCCATGTGTGCGTCATCAAAAACGAAGGCCAAATAATCGGACGCATATTTTTCCAGCGCGTGCCGAGAGATTCCCAGCGTGGCAAGGTCCGCATCCGAGATATTAAGAATGCTGTTCTTAGTAACAAACTCTGCATCGCCGAACTTTTCCGCCGGCGCCTTCTGGATGACCTTCCAAAATGTCTCATCGAGGCCGAAGTTCTCCAGGCACTCTCTTAGCCAGCCGTCACACGTATTCCAATCATACTTTCGTGCGTTGGTGTAGAACGTCATGGCCGTGAGCGCCGCACCTCTTCTGCCCCCGTCAGTCCACTGCGATAATAGGGAGGCCCTCATGGTGGCGTCTGCTAATTTGGAAGTCACGCCCTGGCTCATGTTGTCCGTGACGAATCTATTGGCGGCAGAGTTAAAAACGTCTCCGATCACGCCCGCCTGAGCGGCAAAAGCAATATCCCGTTTGTCGGCCGGATTGAGCGATTTAGCCAGGTAATAGGCGCTCTTAGCAAACGGCATTTTGTTGACCCCTACCATCGTGAAGTAGGTTCCTATATCCGACATGCTCGTAATAAATGCCCCGCCGAGTTTGCCCGCCACCTGAATATTCCGAACTCCTTGGGCGATTGCGGCCAGTGTTTCATTCTGGATACCTCTGCTGCCGTTAAGGTTTTTCCACATTGCGTTGAGCATGAGGTGGTTAGTCGAAACCTTCTTCCCAAAAACGTTGTTGGATTGATTGTTAAGGATTTCCGTCGAACGGTTCAGCGTGTTGAAGGTACTCGTCGGGCTCGGGCCCATTTCCTCCAGGAGCGTGATATCTCGCGACATCGCACTGACGTATGACAGCATAGTGCCAAAGATCGACGGGTTCTGCCCAAACATCCGGTTATATTCGATCCGGGCCTTGTAGTCTTTGAAGTGGATCGTACGGTGCTCCTGGCGCTGTTCCGACTTCGCCTTAGCCCTGCCGCTCGGCTTTGCGTCAGCTGCATTCTGATGCTGGTCGCCGTTCTCGGTAATGGACAGGTACGCCTCCCGCAGAACGTTCTTTATCTCCAGGTCGTTCATTTGCTCCAGGTTATCATCGAGGTACTGAGTTTTATCCAGGCGCTCAAAAACCCAATCGACCCACGCATCACGGTTCGCGGCAAAATCATGCTTTTTAAATACCTGTGTTGCCGCCTTTGCTCTTGCCGCAGTACGTCCGGCAAAACTCTTCGGCGTTTTTTCTGCCAGGATTCTGGCGGCGTTGAGCACCTTGCCCTGGTTGTGTGTCTGCGGCATGATCCAGTCCTCTCGGGATCGGATGTCTCCGCCCGCTCGGTTATAGCGCTCACGCATTTTCTCCGTGCACTGGATCCAGGCTTGTGCGGCTTTCTTGTAGTCCGCGTTTTTAGTATCGACGCCGGAGATTTCGGCCAGGATGCCCGCGACCGCACCGTCGTTTTCGATCATGCCGAAAAACTTAGGGCAAGCGGCCTGGAGCGTATCCACTAGCTCCGAGGCATATTCCTTCGATACGCCGACGGCGTGCTTGTCGACTTTATCCAAATACCTCATGGCGGCCGAGTTTGCGCTCAAGCCCTTGGCCCGCATGTCGGCGGTGTAGTTCTGCATAGCGGCGAGCGCGATCACCTGGCGCTGTGCATTGACCTTCATACGGGTGGCCCGGTACTGCATATCCTGTGCCACGAGCGCGGCGGCCTTGGCGACATATTGGTCCTTGGTCAGGTTGGGCTCAGTTTTCCGGATATCGAGCACCTTGCTTTTAATGTTAAGGACAATGTCCTCGCCCTCTTTCGCGGTGAGCTGTCGGCCGATAACTTGGCTAACCGAGTCCAAACATTCTTTCTTTAAGCCTTTTGCCATTTTCTAATCCTTAATCGAAGGCGTTATTGGTAAACATACAAAGCGCGGCGCGGGACATTCCGCTTGCGTCCTTCTCCAACTGCTCAGCCGCTGCCAGGTCTCCGGCTATCATCTCGCGCGGTGTGGTCTCGTTGCCGTTCTCATCGAGGATCGGTATATCACCGTACTTCTCCATGTCGAGATCAAAGCGGCTTTGGACAAATTGGTCGTCCGTCATGACTCCGGATAACTTGCTTTGATCCGGCGCCTGCTCGGTCTTAATGCCTAAAGTCTCTAGGCCTTCTTTAATCACGGCCTTGGTCTCGTCCGGCAAATTGGTGTTGTCGACAACTTGAGTAACCGTCTGTCCGAGGTCTTCGCCAAATAGGCTCGGAGAATCCGCTTCGCGTTTGACCTCGATTTCTTTATCGGTTGCGAGCATTCTCGCGTAGACATCTCGGACCTCAGGCGTTAATTCGACGTCTAAGTCTGCGGCAGATTTATAGATCGACACGAGCCAGTCCTTAAACTGCTTGAAGATCGCCTCCAGCCTGGAGGACGGTGCGACACCGTCACGGAGGTACTGCTCAAAGCCCCGGGCAAACTGCTCATGGAATTGCCGCTTTTCTTCGAGCGATAAGCCGTTCCATTCTTCCAGGTCCTTAAGGCCGAACCAATCCATGAGGGTCTGAATGTCGGCCCTCACCTGCTCGGGCGCATCGGAGCGCATTGCGACATCGGTCATGACGTCCAAGAAGTAATGTCCGGACTCGTGGACGAAAGTCGATTCGTCGGCCGTGCCGAACAAAGTAATCATCTTCTCGGCCGGTGTATACATGCCGCGGGCGTCTTCGGATTTGAGCTTACTCTGGAGCAAAACTTCGCCTTGAGTCTGCGTGGCTTTAACTTCTGCCTCTTTAGCCGCGGCCGCCTTGTCTTCAAAGTATCTCTGAATTAAAATAGACCTAACTGGCCCGGCAGGTCGTGACTGCTCAACCCCCGGGTATGGGTCTTGGATAGTGGTCACGACATCTTCAATCGGCGTAACCTCGTGTAAATAGAATCGCTTGTGTTCGCCCGTATCAATGACGATCACTTCGCAAACGTACTTCTTCCCCTTAATTAAAATTGGCGCGGCTAGCACCCATGTATCGTATCGACGTTCTTTCCAGTTTTTCTGGTAGTCGAAAATCTTTCCGCTCTTTATAACTTCAGGGACGGCCATGAAGGCCATAACTTTATTACGGCCCAATCCATGAGAAGCGGAAGATTTTACGGCCGCCTTATTTAACTTCACTTCCCCTAGAATCGGGTTTTCGACTTTGCCACCGTACTGCTCTGCGAAGAAGTCAGCCACCTCTTGATAAAGATTGCCGCTACCTGAAGAAAACTCGTCGCCATTCAGCGTAAAGATTGGATCTTGTTGGATACAGTCGTTCAGAACAACTTCCGGAGATTCGACACCCTCAGGCATATTCGTTTGCTGTCTGAAACTCTCGGCGGTTTCCTTCCCGCCCTTGCGGATTTTGAGGGCATAGCGTTTCTCCAGCTCGTCAGCGCTCATACCTAACCGCTCTCCAAGCGTTCGGTAGAAAGCGTCGTAAAGGTCGGCAGAATAGGCCGCGAGTTTTTCTTTAAACCCGGCGCCGAGGAGCTGGTTAAATACCCGGTCTCTGAAAGAGTCGAATTGCGTTCTCAGTGTTTCCGGATCGACGCCTTCGCCAGAGACATTAACCGGCTCTCCATCATCCAACTGTTCCCGGGCAAGTTTCTCATCGGTGATCGACCTGTTGATGTCGCCGTTCATGCCTGAGGGCTGATCGCCCTCGATCATGTCAGCGTTACGGAGCTCCATGGCGGCGTCCACTGCGCTTGGAGTAATCGAGTCGATTGCTTTATCCAGGGCGCCGAACTCGCTCTTGACCTGATTGAAAACCTCGTCGCGGCTGACCTTACCGAATAGGCCTTCGCCTCCGCTCTCCTGCTGAGCCACCTCATTGAATCGGGCCAGGGCGTCCTTGAGCCTTTCGGGATTCTTGGATAAAAGAATGTCCCTAAACCAGGCTTGCACCGGCGTGGCCTCAAAGAAAGATTCCGTAATCTCGCCTTCGACCTTTTCGCCGTTAATCTTGCGGGCCTCTTGTTTGGTTTGCATGTAGTCAGCGAGCGCCTCCATTAGGTCGCCTGAGAAGTCAAAATCTCCGCCGTGACGTCTGAGTTTGACGACCTCGGGTGCGGCGGCCTGGAGAACGTCCATCACCTGCTTGTCCTTCGGGTCGTCCGCGATAAAGCGGTTAATCAGTCTGTTGTCCGGATACGCGGCGGCAAAGATCGCCGACTTCATTCTCTGCCGGACATTGTCGTAGATAACCTTGCCTTCGGCGTCAATGAGCCCTTCTCTATCCGGAGTGCGCCGTACAAACTCATCCATCGAGCGGACGGAGATACCGTTGTCCTTAGTAAACTCAACCTCCTCCAGGCGCACATTGCGCGCGTCCTGGGCAGCCTGCTCCGCGGGATTGAGCTTCAGTGTTCCGGTACGGTTGGACAATTCGCCGACGCCTTCTTTGACGTCTGCATCGTCCATCACGCGCACGAGGATCGGCTCGCGCATCTTCTTGACCGCGCGGCGGCTGATGCCGAATTCCTTCAGGGCCTTGGTCAATTCCTCTTTGTACTTCGTAGCCTTGACGTTGCGATAGGCTTCCTGCAGGCCCGCGATACGTCCGTTGCCTGCGATCGCTCGGGCGCCTTGCACTTCCGGATTAGTGAAGTCGGCATTGAGACTGCCGTCAACGCTGTTAGACGTCATCACATCGCTCGCCTCAATCAGGGCATAGCGCATCGTGGTGCGATCACCGTTGGTGTCCGAGACTGTGACCGTCTTACCGAGAATAGCCGAAGAGTTCTCCGGCAAATACGCGATCACGGGCGTGCCCTCGCCCAAAGTTGCGCCGTTGCGCAGGCGATTGAAGTCAGGAGCCTGAGCGATCTGCTGCATCTGCAAGCGGCTTTCTTTACCGCTTCTGTCGCGGTTCTGAATGGACTCAAGCACACTCTTATTCATGCGGCTTGCCTGACCTTCCACGGGGGCGGCCGGAGCCTCAGCCTGGGCCTTTTCCGCTGCTTCTCTTGCGGCCCGGACTCGAGCACCTCGTGCGCCGAGAAGGCCGAAACCTGCGCCCATGAGGGCGGATGTTGTTAGGCTTACAGGATCGAAAGGATCGTACTCTTTGGAGATAACCGAATAGTCCGCATTATCCAGGACGAACTTAATCGCCGACTGCTCAGTGATGTCAGTTGCGGGATTGACCAGGGCGCCGAAGCTCGCAGACTTCAGGTAACTCGTACCGAGAGAGGCAGGGAGCGCCATGCCGACAGCGTTTGTCACGCCTGTAATAAGGCCCGCTTTCGTGGCCGTCTCTGTATCCACGCCCTTGTCCTGGAGCTTATCTTTCTCATAACGTCCGAGGTCGGCGCCGAATAGCGCACCGCCGACGAACGGATTGCCGCCCGCGAGAACGGAGTAACCGATACCCTTGGCCAAAGAACCGGTCAGACCGTAGAGGATCATGGCCGCCGTGCCGGTGGTCTCGGGATTCGGCGTGTAATCGTTCTTGATCTTAAGGCGCGCCTCTTTTGCGTCTTGCCTCAGGCGATTGACTACTGCATCCTTATTGACATTGAGGTCGGGCGCAAAGGGATCCTCCTGCTGCGCCAGGTAGTAGTCATCATCCTCGACCTTGAGCGCGGCCAGCTCGTTAATGTCTGATTTAGTGGCTTCCCATTCTTTTCCAAAAGACTGGCCGATCGCGCCCCAAGAGCCCTCAAAAAGTCCGGGCGTCAGGGCCTCGGCGTCTTTCTCCGGAGCGCTGTATTGATTGATGACCTTGGCTTCTTCATTGGTCAGTCCGAAACGGTTAATCCAGCTCATTTAATTCTCCGGGAAATTGTGTCGTTAAGGTCAAGTCGGAAGGGCTCGCCCTTTTCGTCGGTTACGTAGCGCAAGCCGTCGCGGATAAAGTAGACACCGTCGCCTACCCACTTGAGAGGTGCCGTGTTGATGAGCCTGGCGGATTGCTCAGGTGATACCACCTGATTCCGATAGACGAGCTTTTTGCCGCCTTTCAGGAAGTCCTTGCTGTAGACCTGCAAAACGTCTTCAAAAGATCCGAGCTTGGTAAAGGTCATCAAGTCCTTGCTCGCCTGCGAGAGTCTGGACGGCAAAATGATCTTCGCGCCGTTGTTCTCTGCCACCGGGCCGATCACGTTTTCAATCGCAGTGTCTACGTCGCTCGAGCCGCCCGCCTGGAGCGCATAAGCGTGCTCGTTTAGAACTGCGGAAATTAGATCCTCGTACTCCGGACTCCCGGCAGGGATTGGCAAGACACCGTCAAGTTTCTGGCGAATTTCCGGCTCATCCTTATTCGCATCGTTGACCTTGTTTCTGCGGTAGTAACTGCCCTTGATTTGGCGGAGCGCGCCGTTGTTCTCTCGGCCGCGAGGAGTGGAGGCGACGCCCAAAGCGATAGACAGAAGGTGGTGGTTCTTACCGATATCAGTTGCTAATGCCGCCAGGGCTCCGCTGTCGCCGGTAACCGGATCAAAGATCGCGTCGGAGAGTTTCTGTGCGTACTCCGCCTGGTGGTCCTCGTCCATATTGGCGAAGGCTTGGCATAACCCTGTGGCCTCGGTTTTGGTGAGGATATGCGCGTCAGTGCCGAATCGCTTGGCCACGTCCTTGTAGCTGCTGATGCGGTTGGTGAGCTCTTGGATGGCGAGCGTCTGATTGCTCCAGTTCGTGATCGGTTTAAAGCCGAGTTCCGGGATCCCCTCGATCGCAAAGCGCATCGGGTCCTTGGCCCGCTCGGTCTTGACCTTCTCTGCAGCCTTATCCCACGTTGCCTTCTGTTTCATCCGCTCTGCGTACTGCGGATCACCTTTCTCAGGAGTGAGCTGTCTATACATGGATTCCATGTCTGCAACTGACATTCCAGGCATCATATATAGATTGGCGTTGAACTGAGCTTCCTGTTGAGCCGCTCTAAATTTCTCTGTTCCTTCTAGTATAAAATTCTAAAATTACGTTATCTAATTAGAATAAGAAGTATAATACGGCCATGAATGGAGGAATTTCATGGCCGGTCGTAC